AGCAGGTAGACCTAGATAACACGGGGATCGTTCAGATTGACGCCGCCGACATGGAGATCCCGATTGACTTCTCGGTATCCGAGACGGAGTTGGACTGGGAGTGGAAGTCCTCTGACGCCACCACGTTGCGCTTCAAGGTCGAGGGCAGCGCTGATGGCGTAGCTTGGAACGATTTGGAGACGGGTATTGGTGGGGCCGCGTCAGGCTCTTTCACCACTACGATTGACGCAGTGGCGACCGGGGACCACAACTTCCTACGCGTCTCAGTGACCACTGGGGCCGCCTCAGCCACATCTACGTTGACCCTCAAAGCAACTTTCATGGATATGACTTATCTGCTGGGGGCGACTGCCGAGGACATTAGAGCTACCTCTGTCGCAGACAATACGTTTGTCGTTAACCGGCAGGTCATCACCAAGATGGCGGAGGTGCTGACTGGGACCGTCTCAGGCACGAAGCAGTCCTTCACCAACCTTCCCAATCCAACAGGCAGCGGGGCCATCTGGCGCGTCAAGGGGACGGCAGTCGACGGCTTCGGCTCCTATTACGTCATTGACGACACCGTCACGAATGTCTGGACGGAGACAGCGGACCCTACTGCACATAACATCTTTGACGCAGGGACCCTGCCACACCGCCTGATCCGTGAGTCTGACGGCACCTTTACGTTTCAGTCTGCCCCCTGGGACGCACGCAGCGCGGGGGATGAAGACCTGGCACCCGCCCCGTCCTTCATCGGCAGAGTCATCCAGGATGTCACGTTCTTTCGGGGTCGGCTGGCGCTCCTGTCAGACGAAAATGTCATCACGTCTCAGACGTCTGACGTGTTCAATCTCTGGCCGGAGAAGTCGGTTGAAGTGCTGGCGACAGATCCCGTGGACCGGGCAGCCACCACCAACGACATCAACATTCTGAAAGCCGCGCTTACGTTCCGCAAGATCCTGTTCTGTACCTCAGCCCGTGCGCAGTTTGAGCTAACCAGCCTGGGAGCCTTCACCCCTGAGTCCGCTGAGTTTGACCAAGCGACCACCTACACCTCGTCCCCTCTGGCGCGCCCGGCGTCCATGGGTGATGTCTTGTATTTCGGCTCAGCGGCGCAGAGCAACGCCATTCTGTACGAGTATTATTTCAACGACGCCACCTTGTCCAACACGGCGTCTGACGTCACGAAGCACATTCTGGGGTATATCCCTACGGATATCCTGAAGATTGAGACTGACGCTACCACGTCAACCGTGTTCGTCCTGACGACAGGAGCACAGAACTGTGTCTTCTGCTACCGGACCTTCTTCGACGGGAACGCCAAGCTTCAAAGTGCGTGGGGCAAATACACCTTCGGAGACACCGAGGACGACGCATTCGTACATGGGATGGCGGTCTTCTCTGGGTTCCTTGTGGCCCTGATTGAGCGCGACGACGGGGACATCTATCTGGAGCAGCTCCCCATTGAGCGAGAGACGCAGGACGCCACCATGGGCTACACGCCATTCCTGGATCAACGGGAGGTCTTGACAGGTTCCTACGACGCGGGGACGAACAAGACCACATGGACTACCGCGTATGCCCACGACGATGATGTGGTGGTTATTCTCGGCCCTAACTTTGACGAGCCGGGGCGAGAGCTACGGTCCCTGGAGTATCCTACGTCAACTACGGTCACTGCCGTCGGGGATTTCTCGACTGATGAATGCTACGCAGGCCGGAACTACACTATGACCGTGGAGCTGTCCAAGATCTTCCCGCGCGACTCTGATGGGACTATCCTACACGGACGCTCACAACTGAGGGATATTGCGATGCAGTACGTCAACACTGGATACTTCCGCGTCCAGGTAACACTCCCGGCCCGAGATACCTACTCCGTCTCGTTCGAGGGTAAGGTCCTGGGTAGCAACTTGCTGTCGGTAGGGCAGCCGTCTATCGACCCTTATGGGGCCTTCAAGGTCCCTGTTCACGGCGAAAGCCTGACGGCGCGCATTGAGATCATCAACGACAAACCATACCCCTCCATCATCACATCCGCCGCCGCGCTTCTCGCGTTCAACGAAATCAGTCGACAGGAGTAACCCATGGCCGTAGCAGCAATCATCGTCGCCGCCGCTGCTGCGGTGATGGGCGGTGTCTTTACGGCCATGGAACTGGCTGATAAGGTCGAGCGTGCTGGCGAGGAAGGCAACGCCCAGATTGACGAGATCAATCGCCAACGGCGTGAGCTGGAGGACCAGGAGCAAGAGCAGAAAGCGGAGCGCATTGCCGAGGCTGACCGACAGCACGCGCAGGTCGTGGCCGCCATGGCTGAGCTGGGCGGTGGCGGGATGGCCGCTAACGAGGCCCGCTTCCTTGGTGAGGTCGGGGGTATGGAGGGGCTGGATCTAGCCCGGATTGCGGGCAATGCGAACCGGCAGCAAGAAGCCGCGCTCAGTCAACAGAAAGCGATCCACCGAGAGGTCATCGGGGTCTACAAAGACGCCAGGATGGCTGAGATTGCAAACCACTTCAACACCGGGAAGAACGTCGCTTCTGCCATATTCAGCGGGGGCTCGTCCATGTCGTCCCAGGGTGACATAGGTGCTGGCTACGGCAACCAGGGCTCCAATACCATCAACCAGCGGTTCAGTGGAATGTTTGGGGGGGCCCAGTCCGGGGCGTCTCAGCCGACCTTCAGCACCAGCGCCTCCTCCAGTTCTGAGTACAAGTTTTCCAAGGTTCCCAATAGTTCATATTGGGGCCGATAATCTCCAAGGGAGTGACGCGTGGTTGATAAGCCTGTAGACATCGCCAGTACGACTGGTGGTCAACGTGAAAGCCGCCTAAGCCGCTCCTCCGCGCGCCTCCCTGCCGCCTCTAGGCCCTCCGTGCGCTCCCGTGACTTCTCCCGTACTCCTGATGTCTCGGTCCGGGATGGTAGCACAGCGGAGCTGACAGCCTCTCTGGGTTCCTTCTTTGGCACTGTCCAGCAGATCAAACAGAAGGTGGACGAGGAGGACGACCTGCGGCGGTCCCGCGAGGTCCTCAACTACACCATGGCCAACCGGGGTGAAGCCGTCAACGCAGTGAAGACCGGCGACTATTCGGCGCTGCCTCCCCGCATTCAGGATGCGCTGGCCTATAAGTCTGGCTTCAATATGCTGCGGCGTTCCAGTGGGCGGGTCAACGGCTCCCAAATGGCCGACTCCTACATGGACCAGCTGGCCTCCGACCCTATGGCAGACCCTGAACTTCTTCAGCAGAAGGTGCTTCAGGATGAGCTGAAGGGGAGCGACGACATCTTCGGGGAAGCTGCCATGCAGACCTTCCTGGAGATGACCAGCAAGTCAGTGTCCTCCCATAAGCAGGCGCGCATCGCTGACGCCACCGTGCGTAACTTCAAGCTGATGCGCGACGACATTCAGACCCAGTTGAAGTCAGGCACCGTCTGGACCCCTCAGGACATCACGCGTCTAGAGGCGACCGCGTTCGGCATTGGCTCTCTGGTCGGCAGCGAAACGGCTCTTAAGTACCGTGAGGCGGCTGTCTTCGAGATGATGAAGTTTGCATCAGACCCCGACAACGGTGGCCGGGCCATGTATCTCATGGACATTGAGAACGAAGACGGCATCAGGCTGGCTGACAGGTATCCCTCAGAAGCCCTCGCAGCCCGGGAGCACTGGCTTCAGTCTGAAGGCAAGATGCAGACTGCGGCAGAGAAGCAGAACCTGGACGACATTGAGCAGACCATGCTCACCCAGCAGGGAACGCCCATGGAGCTGATTACGTCTGTCAGTCGTCACGAAGAACTATTCGGGCGCTCGGACGCCTCGCAGTCCATGCGATCCAAGCTCCTCACGAAGCTGGGGGACTCTGCTAACATCAACGGCCTGCTAGATAGCTGGCGCACCGGGGACCTCAGCAGCCTTACGCGTAAAGCGTGGAGCAAGGCTGGGCATACCGCAGTGGCTTCAGGCATTCAGGAAGCGGCCTCCATGCTGCAGAACGGGAACACCGAGGAAGCAGGGACCCTGATTGCGGCTATGGCGGCAAACATGGGCGTCCAGGAGTCCACCACGGAACTCAAGAACCTGATGTCCCAGTTGCTCCTGCGGGAAGACACCCGCGCCGCCGCTACCTCAGTCCTAACCCGTATCGAGGCAGCCTCAGCGAACGCCTCCGACTTTGTTACCACAGACGCCAAGGGTCTCTGGGAGACTATCTACTCCGCGCGCCTCTATGGACTGCCGGAAGACGAGGCCATCACCGCCTATCAGCAGACCAAGGCTGCCGGGGTCACTCAGAAGCCTGAGACTGTATTCAGGGAGCTTCACGCCCTGTCGGCCTCTGACGTAGCCGACCTGACGGTAGACCACGCAGAGATGCTGCTGGAGGCCGTACAGGCTGATGATATGCTGGGTGGGGTGGAAGCCCTTAGTCCCTCTGCCGCCTCCGCAGTCCGTCAGTCCGCCCAGGAGGTAGCCGCACGGCACCCTGAGTGGACCCCAGAGCAGTCCTTCCAGTACGCCCAGGAGCGGCTGAAAGACCGGCTGGTCCCAGCGATTGTGGATGACCAGGTGGTAGCGGTGCTTCAGCACCCCTTCGCCCGGCGTGTGCAGACTGACATCAACGGCCAACCGATCCACACCCGGAAGTATTCCACGGACGACCTGCGCGAACTACAGACCACTGTGGACAAGTCCGTCAAGCTAAAGACCCAAGAGACGCCGCTTGAGCTATACAGCATGGAAGGCCCCCTCGGCAACCAACAGCCTGTTCCGTTCTCAGCGTCGGGCATTGACCCTAACAACCTTGATGTGGACGGGGGGGCGTTGGTCACGTTGCGCAGCGAGCGGACTGGTGCTCAGTTCCAGGCCGTAGGCGCAGCCGGGGAGCGCCGGGTATTCTCAGCAGCCGAGGCAGGCTCGGAGATCTGGCGCAACATGCCTCAGGAGGTCAACAAGGACGGCACCGTTACCGTCACCATGGCCCCTGGGCGCGTCAGTGAACGGATGGCGTGGACGCCTAATCCATTCTCCTCCGGACAGCTTCAGCTCCGCGTGTACCCTCCCCGCGTCAAGTCGCCACAGGAGGTTCGTAGTGAGCTAGAACAGCGTCGTCGTGAGTTGCTGGACCGGCCCCCTACTGGACACCAGTTCCTGATGGAGGGTCCGCTAGGACTGCCTCAGTACAGCGCAGGGCCTCTGCCCGGACAGTCGCAGCCTCACGTCCCAACTGGGGACAAGACGGTTGAGGGCTTTCGGAAGGAGCGCAACAAGCAGGTCGACGAACTACTGACTAGCGGCAAGCTCAGCCCAGACCTAGCTACAACCACGCGCAGCCGCCCGGCACCCCGGAATGAATTGGAGGCAATGGTGGACATTGAAGACGCCCTGACACAAGAGCGCGGACGTGCCCGCTTCATGACCAACTTCCTCGCGCCTGAGCATCACGACTTCAGGCAGCGGGTGGTCGATAACGGCTATTTCTGGGAAGGCTATCGACCCTATGTCTATGACGCGGGGGATGACAAGGCCACTGTGGGCTATGGCCTAAACATTACGAACAACGAGAACGCCGCTAAGTTCATGCGGATTGTTGGTCTCGACATTGGCAAGGTCCGTGATGGGACCCAGACGGTTCCCGAGCCGATAGCCCGTAAGCTGTTGGAGCTGGACATGGCCCACCGGGCAACCGAGCTGACCAAGAAGTTCACCCCGGAGGAGCGCTCCCAGTTCTCTGAGCAGGCGTGGGAAGGGATGCTGGATCTGTCCTACAACGCACAGCCTGGCCTCTTTACGCCGACCAAGGCTCCTAAGATGATGGCTGCTCTTAAGGAAGGGCGTATGGGCGACGCAGCCTACGAGGTTGCCGTGGACACCATGAAAGGTATCCCTGAGAAGCTGGCACCGGGCGTCATGGCACGGCGCTACTGGGAAGCCTCCAAGATTGCGGGGGTGTCTGTGGACCAGCTCTCCCGTGTCAATCCTAACATCCCACCGTACCGTAAGGCTCTTGAGCAGCGCTACCCAGGCATCCTGGAGCGTCTCAAGACCACCATAGACTCAGCAGAAAGGCGTATCGATGGTCAATGATCCTCGGGTTGACCTTGCTCAGCAGAAAGGCGTATCGATGGCCAATGATCCTCGGGTTGACCTTGCTCAGCAGGGAGGGAACCTGACTGCTGTTACGGACACAGCGTTCCTGGACGAGGTCGAGTCCGGTGATGATCAGCCGACATGGTACGATAGCTTCGCGGCGGGGTTTGCTTCGTCCAACACGATCATTGAAGTTGGTCGTGCCATTACGACGAGCAACCCTGTCTTCACTCCCGAGGACAGCTATAACATCCTCAACGACATCTATGACGACGCGTCCCCCTTGGCACCTTTCCGTAAGCTGATGGAGACCGACGCAGGGGCGGCTGACGTCCTGCTAACTGCACAGAGCCGTGCGGAAGCTGAGCATCTCGCCGGGCAGATTGAAGATAAATACCGGCGCCTATCGCTGGCTATGGACTCCCCTGTTGCGGGGATCGTAGGGATGTTGTCGGGCGGTCTGCTTGACGTCTCCCTGCTGGTTCCTGCCTCTGCTGCGTTGAACGTCATGAAGATAGGGGTCAATACTGGCAGGTCAGCGCGTCTGGTGGCGGCATCCCGGATGGCTATGGCCGGAGCAGGTGACGCGGCTATCTTTGGCACGGCTGAGAGCATCAGTGATCCTACCGTCGACTTTGGCGACCTTATGACCTACACCGCAGCCGGTGCTGTGATCGGCGGGGCGCTGGGCGGGGTTCTCCCCCCACGCTTCGTTGGCGTCAACGTCAACCGGGGTGGCTTCGTTCACATAGACGACACTGCTGACGCGTGGCAGGAGGCAGCGAGCCGCATGAGCAGCTCCCATGTGATGCCTAAGAGCACTGGGGCGGCTGTCCCTGAAGGGGCCGAAGCCGCAGAGACTGCTGTCCGCATGGGCAGTGACAAGATCACCAAGGCCAGCTCGCCCATCGGCTCAGACAGGCTGTCTCCGGTAGGTCGGGCGCAGACCATGTCCAAGGTTAGCCAGGCGTCCCTCGCCCCCAAGGGCTACACCTCGGCGGACGAGGCTTACACCTTGTTCAACCGCGTCCTGCCCAACCGGGCCACCAATGAGGCTGAGCTTCTAGGGGAAGCCCGGGCTGCTAACGCCTATGACATCAACGACGAACTGATTGGTGTCTTCCGCAAGCATGAACCTGAGATCCACACGGCATACCGAGACGCACGCAAGGCCCTTGACCGCGCCTGGGGATGGCGTGGCGGGAAGATGTTCGGATCAGACGTCAAGCTGCCTGGGTGGCGGCTGTCTGACCGTGAGTTCGCCCATGCTGTTGACAACTACCGGCACGCCACGTTCCACGAAGACGACACCTCCGTCATCTGGGGAGGCATCTCCGACCTAACGGACGCCGAGAAGACACGCCTGCTCCCGTTCGTCGAGAAGGCCGCTGCTGCCCGGGACCGTCAGGCCGGTGAGTTTGAGAAGATGATCCTGGATCGCGGTCTCGCCACCAAGGCGGACTTCCCGACCACGGAGGACGGGGTGCAGATCCCGTACTCCCCGCAGTTCATCAATATGGAAGCTGCGTCCATGGACCGCACGGGACTTAAGGACATGTTCCGCATGTTCTACAGCCGCGAGCCTATGGACGACTGGTTGATTGATCGGGGGTTTATCGAGGGGGTGGAAGAGACAACGTCTGACGGATCGAAGATGGTACGTGGCGCAACCAAGTTCCAGAAGCTGGACCCTGAGACGAAGCAGGAAGCCCTCGCAGACTGGACGCGGTATATGCAGGGCCAGGCGGAAGCCAAGGTCCTACAGGCAGCCAATGAAGCTACGGACATGGCGAAGATGGCCCGTAAGACGGCTATGTCGCTGGTCGTGACCAAGATGGCTAACAAGGTCCGTAGGCTGAGAGAGCTTCGTACCACGTACGCCGACCGCTACACGTCCACCACGGCAGACATTGCGAAGAAAGAGGCCAGCCCTAAGTTCGTTCCCTCGGAGACCCACACCCAGCGGCACAAGACTGCTGAGCGGTCCTACCGACTCTGGAGGCGAACCGAGGAGATCCTGACGACCGCCGAAGAGGAACTGGAGTTTGTGGTGTCCCGCCGTCATGTCGTCGAGGACATTCAGGAGTACATCAACCGCTACTCTCGCAACACTCCACAGATCAAGAACCTCAATCGCAAGGCCAAGGCCAAGACCGGCAAAGCTGAGCGGCTGACGACTTCCGTCGAGAACGAGACGGTCGCGAACAAGGTTGACTTTGAGACACGGCTGAACAACATGGTCGACGACCTGTTGGACCCCATGCACATCAGGGGCGGCGGGTGGGTCTCTGACAGCGTCCCCCAGCGCCTCCTACCGAAACAGTTCGACATCTCCACGGCGGAGATGCGCTATCACCCTCTGGTCCAGAAGTTCTACAACTGGGACTTCGATCACGCCTATCAGAACTACGAGCGTCAGGTGCTTCCCCGCATCGCGATGCACGACGCCTTACAGGGCCGTAGTCTTCGTGAACAGGCAGCTGCAGTCAACAAGAAGTTCAACGTCGACATCAAGAACGCTGAAGTCGCAGGGCAGCAGAAGGAAGCTAACCTGCTGAAGAAGTACCAGAACCAGTTCGCCAGTGACCTGCATGAGATCGAGCGTAGGTTTCTGGGTGGTCCTGATCCCGCGTCCCCTGGGGCACGCTATTGGTCCACACAGATCAAACGGTTCAACGTGGTCTCCATGCTAGGCTCGGTAGCACTCACGCTGCCGGGCGACCTGATGATGTCTGACATCGCCCACGGGCGTCTAGGCAAGGGTCTTCAGGCGGTGTGGACTGCCCCCTCCATGAAAGCGGCATTACGCGATCTGGAGAAGGGCGGGCAACACACAATGCGGGCTGTCCTGTCCATGAGCGAAGACGCTCGGAACATGGACATGCGGCAGCTACGCTTTGCAGACCTTGACAACTACGGCAACATGCACGCCATTGGTGGCCCGGGCTCACTGTACCGGGAAGCGTCCCGGATGCTGGACGCCACCACGGAAGCCGGGGTCACAGCCATGATGCGTGTCAATCTGATGCGTCCGTGGAACCTGTTCATGCGTGCGGGGAACGGCCACCTGTTCATGAGTGACACCTTGAAGAACATGGCGCGGTATTCCAAGCTGGACAGTAAGGTCCTGAGTTCGTACGCACGGCGCGGGATTGACGCAGACGACGCTACCGCCATCGCACAGCTGCACGCCAAGCACGGCAGCATTCGCGCTGGGCGGTTCAACATGCCCAACTGGGCAGCTATGGAAGCCGACAACCCCGTCGCGATGTCCAAGTTCCACAGAATGGTACGCGGAGCAATTCGCGACGCGATCCCTGAAGCCGAGCTAGGCCACTCGCCCTTGTTGGCGGGGACACCTATCGGTTCCATCTGGCTTCAGTTCCTTAGCTTCCCTATGATGGCCAAGCAGATCGTAGGCCGTCTAGGTGAGGTCCGTAACGCTAAGGCTCCCTTGTTCATGGGGGCGGCCTTACAGGGGCTACTGTACGCCGCTTTGGGCGACTGGGCTCGTCATGCCCTGAGAGGTGAGGGGGCGGAGTGGATGAAGCAAGCTGAGACGCCTGAGGGCTGGTCGCAGATCCTATACACCTCCTACATCAGGTCCCCCATGGCATCCGGGTTCCAGGGTCCGTTGGGCGAGCTGATAACTAAAGGTGTCTCTGAGCCCCTAAACAAGATACTGGAACAGCAGGGGCTTGCTCCCGTGGTCCCGGGTTCTGGCAAGTTCAAAGACGCTAACGCACTATCGCTGCTTGCAGGCCCTACGGGCTCGCAGGTACGGCGGGCGTACGGCCTGGTCAACACGGGACTAGGAGCAATCACCGACGAGGAGCAGCAGGAGTCTGCTATTCGCCAGGGCATCCACGCGGCCCCCTTTGCCTCTCACCCAATCTTTCGCGCTCTTGAGGCGTGGCACTATGGAGAATAAGTAATGGCTTTCGCACGCGACGTCTACACTGCAACCGGAAGCCAAACTGACTTCACAGTGTCCTACGACTACCGGAACACGGACGACATCAAGGTGTACCAAAACGGGACACTGCTGACGATCACCACGGAGTATACGTTCCCCAACGCCACCACGGTTCGGCTGGTCACTGGAGCAACGCTGGACGACACCATCGTTCTGGAGCGGGCCACGTCCCAAACTGTAACCCTGGTGGACTTCACCGTTGGAACACTGACGGAAAGTGACCTGGATCTGGCCAAGGACCAGGCGTTCTATATGGCGCAGGAGGCTATTGACGCCGCCACCTTGCGGATTGGCAAGGACTCAGACGAGATCTGGGACGCTGAAGGAACGCGGATCAAGGACGTCGGCACACCAACAGCGGCAGCTGATGCCGCCACAAAGGCCTACGTGGACCTTGCAGAGCTGGGGTCTGGCATCACTGCCCCCGGCACAGACAACGACCTCCTGCGCGCAGACGCAGGCCAGTGGGTGCAGGCGTCGCTGGACGAGGTGACGGATAACCTGTCGGCAGGCGAGAAGGCCGCAGTGCTTGTGGACCTAGCGCTAACTGTGGGAACGGATGTACAGGCCTACGACGCTGAGTTGGCTGCGCTGGCTGGGCTGACCTCTGCCGCTAACAAGGTCCCTTACTTCACCGGGTCGGGAACGGCCTCCCTACTGGACTTCCTGGATGAAGATGACTTCACCTCGGACAGTGCCACTGGTGTCGCCTCACAGCAGTCCACCAAGGCCTACATGGATGCAAACTTCCTGGGTGGCTGGACCTATACCGCGCAGACCGCTACGACCTCTGGGGCATCTGTGATGCTGGCGGATGACCTGGCGGGTCTAGCGTCTGCCACTGAAGTACAGGTTCTGATATCCGGTGTCAGCGCCACCGTGGAGGCCAACCCTCCCTATATTCGGATAGGCCCATCGGGGGGGGTAGAGACCACGGGGTATGTGGGGCAAACTTCCGTCCTAGCGGGCACTGCGGTCGGCGAGGACAACGCCGGGGACGGTATTTTTATCGTCCGGCCCGCCAACGACAGTATCGCCGACAACTACACCGGCGTTCTTACGCTGACACGCTGGGACACGACGGAGCACCTATGGCTGTGGGAAGGTACGACCGTCCACCAAGCTGGGGCCTCCACCTTCAGGACCTGCGGGTTCGTCACGCTCTCTGGTGCCTTGGCTGATATCCAGATCCTGGTCAATACCGGCGCGCTGGACGCGGGCGAGGCCCGAGTGAGGTACAGGTGATAAATGACCTAGCCACCCTCTGCGCCACCATGGCCCGGGTAGACGAGCGTACCAAAGCGATCAAGGAGCGACAGGACGAGCTGATTGAGGACTTCAAAGAGCACCAGCGGCTCACCGATGCACGCCTGAAAGCTGGGGAGACCTTCCGCGCCCGGGCGTACACGCTCGCCGCCTTGTGTGGCATTGGTGGGGGGACCCTGTGGTCCTCCATCTCCGAGTACCTCCCCTTCATCAAGAACCAATAAGGACCCCCTATGGAAAGTGCTATCACCGAGCTACTCAATAGCCTTGGCTTGGTCGTGTCTGCCGTGGTCGCTGCGGCGCTCGTCGCGGGCATCACGTACCTCAAGCGCGCCGCCAAGAAGACCGAGACCCACATCGACGACGTCATTGTCGCCGCCCTGGAAAAGGGGGTAGCTGACGCCTCTAATAAATCAAAGGACACCTGATGCGAACTATGACTATTCTATGTACTGCCCTGCTCTCCCTCGGCCTCCTCACTGGCTGCGGTACTCTTGAACAGGCCAAAGACCTAACGGCGGGCGACCTGCTGCGCCGCGTTGACGAGAACCACACATACGCCCGGGCCCTGAGAGCTGAGGAGCGTGCTATCGTTGAGTCCATCACCGAGAAGTGTAAGTCTGCGGTGGCTGCCTCCCAGGACTATGAAGCAGCTATGGTGATTGGCGACGCCTGCAGTGCCTACATCGAGGCCAAGCGGCCAGCGCTGACCGTGCTGCAACTGGGCAACGAGGTGGCTAAGGACAGCAACACCGTCAAAGAGTCCGTCAAGGTCCTTACAGACTAATCAATAGAAAGGGGATCTGCCCATGGCCAAGAAGATGTCGGCAACGGCGCATTCATGGGAAGGCAAATCCCGCACTTGTAGAGAGTGTGGTGAGAGCAAACCAATCAGCATCACCACGTTCTCCCTGCTCAACTCAGATCCGACCGGCTGGCACAAGGTCTGTCGGGTCTGTCAGGGCGTGGCGCAGAAGGAAAAGAACGAAGCGCCCTTGGTCATCGAAGACCTCGTTGACAGCGAGGACGACCTGATCAACGAAATGTACTATCTCGCTCAGATGAAGAAAGATCCTGATCGGCTCGCGCTGATCGTCGCTGATTTACAGAACAGAGTCCGCGCGGAACCCACAGAGAAGCTACGCTTCGGGATGTTCCTGCGTATTGTCCAGCCCCTGATCGCCGGGTGGCAGGACCCTGGACCCATCCACGGGGATATTCTGGATGGCCTTCTCAACGAGGCCAGTCTGCGCACACTGATCATCGCTACCCGCTTCTCCGCTAAGTCCACGCTGACTGGCGTCTATGTCGCGTACCAGATCTTCATGAACCCGCTAATCAAGATCATGGTGATATCGCGCGGTGAGAAGCTGGCGTCACGTATGCTCAGGACAGTGCGCCGGGTCTACATCGAGCACTGCCCAATCCTCTGGCACCTACAGCCAGACCCCAAGACCTGCCTGGACAACTCTGAGCAGTTCCAGACGCCCCAGTCGGCCACCGTGGTCACAGGCGGCGTCACGTTCACATCTCTCGGCATTGGTTCAAACCTGCCGGGACTTCGTGCAGACCTGACTATCGGGGATGACGTCGAGGGGACCAAGGACGACACGCCGGAGAAGGTGCAGGATCTGGTGGAGGTTCTTAACGAGCTGCACATGATCAATCCCAAGGGGCGCAAGATCCTGCTGGGCACCTACCAGTCCGAGCACTCTGTCTACGCGTACCTCGCGGATCTCCTGACAGCAGACGGCACCCCGGTCTGGGACCTGCACCGTGCGTGTATGTTTGAGGAGGACGACAAGCTGCTGCACTCCCGCTGGCCGGGGATGTTCAGTGACGCCTACGCCTACGACCTACGCAACACGCTGACCAAGCGCGCATGGCGGCTGCACATGATGCTTGTGGTTGACCCCACGGCGCTCAGGGACAAACCCCTGAAGCTGAGGGACCTCCCGGTTCTCATGCTGGACCCCATGTCAGCTACCGCCCCGCTACGCTTCCACCTGATCAACGACCCCGCCTCTGAGACGTGGTCCACCTGGGGCGCGCCTCGAGGCGACCAGTGGTCTGTCATACAGGGGGGGAAGGACTACGCAGCCTATGGACAGACTGTGGCAGCTATTGACCCAGCGTCGGGCCTGGCTGGCCGAGACGCCATCGGTCTGGTTATCCTCAGTGTCACAGTGTCGGGCTACGCGGTTATCCGCCACCTAGAAGCTGTACGAGGGCCGTCTAAGGCCGACTCGGTCTCCAGGGTAGCCCAAGCCATCAAGACCTTCCGGTGCTCCCGGGTGATCGTGGAGGAGCTGGCGGACGGGTTCTTCGGTAGTACCCTGGAGGGGATGCTCAATCTGATTGGATACCCGCAGGGGGTGACACAGGTCACGACAGGCGGCGTCCAGAAGGGGCGGCGCATCATCGAGACACTGGCCCCGGTCATGTCAACCTCGCGCCTCCTGATCTGTCATGACGTCATCAGTACGGACCACTGCGCTGAGTTCATCAACCAGATGGTTCAGATTGCGTGGGATCGCTCCTCCGCCAACAGCCGCACGGCGGATGACCTGGTGGACGCCTTGGCACATGGAGTAGCCTCCGTCAAGGGACAGCTAATCGGGGACGTCGCAGACAACATTGCTGCCGTCTACGCGTCACGCCTAAGCTCTCTGGCCGAGATCCCCTTGCGCCAAGGTGGCCTCAAAGAGGCCTCGAGTGTGCAGGTAGGGCGGCCATACGCCAAGCTCCCCGGGGAAACCCACGCCAGCTTTGCTGACCAGATCGCTACCGACAGCGAGGTGGAGATCCAGATGCAGACACGTATCGACCTCTGGGAAGACAGCATCAAGGACATGGAAGTCCGAGGGGTTGTCGCAGACATCAACGGAAGAGGAGACGCTCGTATCCTATGGGAACTGAGAAACAAGCTAGGTCCGCTAAAAGTACGGCTGAAAGAGCTGCGCGAGGAACAAGTCGTGTAGCCCTACAGACCAAGGCAGACCGGAGACGCACCAGGGTAGCCGAGGCCGTCCAACCACGCACACGTACAGGGACGATCCAGCTAACCAAGCTGACACGTACAGCACGTACACCCACACGTACACCTAACCGAGGGGCATCATGAAGTTTCATTCGTCTACCGTAAGCACCATCGACAACAAGGCATACCTGAACGTCCACGCCACTGACCAGATGCGGCGTCCTGTCCAGATCACCATCACCGTGACCCCGCTGGACGCCGGGGTCCCTGCGGCTCCTGTGCTGTCCATGGACCCCGTGGAGATGTCCGGTCTGCTACGGGGTCTGGCTGCCATCGCGTGGAATGAGTTCGACTGGCGTCCCGCTGGTCTCGCGCAGATCATCGACACCGTCGTCAAGAAGATGAAGACGGTCGCGGTCTCCTAACAGGCGTAAACTCCATTCGTTGACCGCCCGGTCAGCTTATTCCCCTAGCGGACGTAGTCGCGTTGCTTCTAGCGAACGTAGTCGCGATGCTCCTAGGAGCGCCACTGGTGCGCATCTCGGTATCTTGGCTAGGGTGGTGCCCGAGAAGGCCGACTTGCTACTCCTGACGCACCGCAGGAGCTCCTGGAGGCATTCAGGGGCCGAGGGCAGACCCCAGGAGACCTGGTCAGAACCGGTTGCGTAAGGTATCACAAACTGATACTTTCCGCAGACGGAACCGGGCCATACACCCAAACTGCCCCTATGGGTAAGGGGGAGACTTAGGAGACTTAGGAGTCTTAAGAGTAACCTAGGTTCCTAGGTGTCTTAGGACACTATACTACAACTACACTACAACTACACTACAACCATACTAAACCTAGGTTACTCCTAGGATAGACCTAAGAGAGGGACACGTCATGACAAAGAAGACATTCGATCTGGAGACAGCTCTTGGGAGGGATATTAGGGCGGGGGTTGGGGACCCCCGGTCGCGCTACTTTGGGCAGCTGTTGTCTGAAGAGGACGAGAAGCGTCTCGGCGCAGACGATGAAGTGATCGCCACTCATGAGCTGTGGAGCAAAGCCCAGACAGATCTGTACCTGACCATAGGGGTGTCACGCAACGCCCCAGCCTCCAAGGCTGTCCTGGGAGGTCATGTCATTCCCAACAGTGTCGCGGTAGTAGACCTCCCCAACAAATGCTCCTTGCGCATCTGCACCAGCCATGGCAAGCCCGCGATCCTGTACGGGACACGACAACACCCGTTCATGGGAGCCTCGTTGGAGCTACCGTCTGACCTGGGTCGTGACGAAGCCAAGCGGGCTTATGTGTCCGAGTGGATCACCAACACCTTCCAGGAAGCCATCACAGGTCAGGGCCTGGAGTGGAACGGGGGACCCGAGACAGCCTCAGCTATCCAGTGGGTCGTGGTCGCGTCCCAAAGGGCCATTGAGGCTGCGAAGTTGTAACGCACCTACCAACCCCCACCAGATGCCTCCAGGAGCTCCTAGGAGCAGCCAGGATTAGCAAGTCGCCTTGTCTGGTCATCGACCTACCTGGAAGACCCTGATCCGCACCAGCGGCGCTCCTAGGAGCTCCTGGAGGCATAAGCTATCTGAAGTAGTCCCAGGTGTAGTCAGGACACACCACAGATAGCGAGGAGTGCTGTGTTGGCTTGGGACTACATTTGACCAATGGCTGTATCGTGAATAGGACACGAGGGAGTCTCCGGACTGATTAATGGCGCATAGGATGCCGTGGTTGCGCATAGGAGGCGCGAGGTGGGGGGTATCGGCTCAGATACACAAGGGCTGTTTTCGAGTGGCCCAAGGCAGCCACACCCCCCTAGGCCCCCTCCGCGCACAGGGGCGCGCACCCGCGTAGTCACACACACCCACAAATCAATCGTTGACCGGGCGGTCAGCTATTCCCTGTAGGAGCAGCCGTGAGTGCCCAAGGCGCCCAGCAGGCCTATGGGTACCTGAGACACCTGAGATGCTCACCACGGGACGCCGCAGGGACGTACAGAGGCATATGAGGAGGCGTAGCCGACTCTGCAGGGGACAGGAGAGACCACGGACAGACATAAGACAGCCAGGCGGAGGTGTAGGACAGCCTTGGACGGCCTTGGGGGTACTGGGAGGCGCAAGGGGGCGCTCTAGCCCCACCACGCACAGCCTTGGACGGCCTTGGACGGCCTTGGACGGCCTTGGACAGCCTTGGACGGCCTTGGACAGCCTTGGACAGCCTTGGACAGCCACGCGCAGCCTAAGACACGGAGGTATCCCCAGCTAACACCTAAGCGGCCTCGGATCTCCTAGGCTTCCCACGACCACAAGGGCATACTCGCCCTATTTTTTCCGGTCAATGCCTCATGACACGACAACACCAGCCCTCCCTACAAGCTGTCTCAGGGGGGTGTCTCGTTGTGGGACACTGCCATAGCTACACCTAAGACACCTAAGACACCTAAGACACCTAAGACACCTAAGACACCTAGGAAGCTTAGGAGTAACCTAAGAGTAGTAAGGTTTAGTAAGGTTGTAGTATAGTGTCCTAGGTCTATCCTAAGACTCCTAAGACCCTAAGCTACTCTTAAGACTCTTAAGACTCCTAGGACTCCATCCCATAGGGTCGGTTTGGGTATACAAGGAACGTCAGTGACTGGATATAGACGCTTGACAGCCCGGATTGTCTCATGATATGCCTGCAGCATACTCACACACCACGGAGATAGACCAATGACCTGTAGCCCTTACCTCAATCGCCCTCTGCGCAGCCTCGGACAAGCTTGGTATGACAGCTATGCCCGCCGGAACCCCACGCACACTGACGGGACACCACGCAAGGCGTGGGACAGCCTGCTACCGTGTTCGCAGCGATTTTACGAGCGCTGGCTACAGTCTTGCTATTTCTAACGACCACCTAAGCAACAGGAGACCACCATGTTAGTCCTACACATTGAACAAGACGACTACGCAGCCCGCGTCACCGCTGACAGCCACAGCCAGCTGTTCATGACAGACCGGTTCATCATGGGCAGGGCTCGCGGCCCTGAGTACGTAGGGCTTGACCTAGCAGACGCCACCGCAGTCGCAGAAGCGTGGGTGTATGCTCATGAGCAGGTGTGATCATGCCTATCATCAACCGTACCACCTTTGCGCATACCGCCGCATACGACGCAGACCGGGGCTGTTATCCAGGTCACGTTGAGGTCACGTGCAAGGGGACTACCAGACGCGTCAAGGCAGATTGGTACGCCTTGGACCCTGACCAAGCGATGATTGCCTACGGCTTCGTGATGACCGGACACATGGGTCTGGCTGTAGACGCCAGCATCCGCAGCTTGCGCTCCAAGGCGGCACCATGGGCTCCAGACCTCGAACACGCAATCCGGCGCGGCAGATGGCCAGGGGAGTACCCGGCTACCGCAGCCCACCTCAAGGGAGACTATTGATATGGAAAACATCGGAACATTCACGTGTCTGAAAGCCACAGTGTCGCTCATACAGGAAGAGGCTGGCTTTACCGTCTCAACGCTCCTACCCGATGCGACCATAACGCGCGTGCAGTATCATACTATGGCGGACGGCATAAAAGCCTTTTTGTCCGTAGTGGCGGGGTACTGCGCGGGCTCTTGTGTGCATACGATGCATTGAGAGGTTGACATGACCAGATGTCTTATGGTATTAGTTCGTCTATGGCTTATTATCCTAATGGTGATTTGGGCCTTGCGTCCCGCCAAGCGCCCCTAACCCTCCGAGTGCTAGAAGCAACGCGACTGCGTCCGCTAGCCCCGGCACTCGACGCCACCTTGCGCATCCCGCGCGGGGTCTGTGAACGAAGGAATGCGATTATGAACGTCACGAAATATGCGCAACTGAAGACAGACACGTATGACACCGCAGTCCGCCCGCTCACCGATGCAGAGTATGAGCGTCTTAAGGCGGACATTGATAAGCATGGTGTTCAGACGCCTATCATCATCACCAGCGCGGGTATCGTTGTAGATGGGCACCACCGGCTGGAAATCGCGCAAGACCTCAATATTCCGGTCAAGCATGTCCCCTTCGAAGAGACCAGCGTCAAAGATCCCGCCGCGCTGGCTGTGTCCCTCAACGCCTGTCGCCGCCAGTTGTCGGACGACGAACTGACTGCATACGTGCACGAAGCTGTCGCTGCGGGCAAAAGCGTACGTACCATCGCCAAGGCGGCTGGCGTGTCTAAGTCTGCCGTTGCCCGCAAGGCCAAGACCGCCCCAGTCAAGCCAGCGGCTGTCAAGGCCGCGAATGGCAAGACGCAAACCCGTAGTAGCAGCACGCGCAAGGCCGCCGTGGCCAAGCGCAAGGCTCCAGCACAGTCCCCTGTCGACAAGGCGCTGGCCGCGTACGTCCTGTTGTCCGTCGCAGAGCAGTTGCAGTTTATGAGCCGCGTAGCCGCGCTGGCTGTGCCCGCTGAGACGCCAGCCGCCCCCAAAGCATCCCGCGCCAAGAAGGCCGCCTAGCTAATCCTCAACCTAGGACCGCACGTCCAGGCGCGTGCGGTCTCTTTTTGCCATTAACGTTTTGTTAATGTAGTTGTGGGATAATACTAATTCAATCGCTGCGAGCAGGAGACCTACATGAACTGGTTCGACGTACTTCAAGTTATGATCGTATGCACCTTTTGTACCGTGTGTCTGGTCATTTGGTCTGACCCGCGCGACTAAGGCGCTGCTAGCCCTTTCTGGTGTCTCCGTTCCTCAGCCGCGGAGATACTGGTAAGGTCTTGTTGATCTTACACCGCTCGCTCGGACGAGCTACGGCACTCCTGAGACGCCTTAGCATATAAGTCTCAGGTCCGCGAACTGATTAGCCGCAAGCTCTGTACCGCCTGACTGGTGCTAGGGGCCGCTACTGCGAAAGGGGAGCATCACCGGTGCCTGGCAACCGCCGGGGATACGGGTGTCCCGATATGGGACACTGGCGGGGGACGGGCGGCGCTTGTGCGCTGGCTTACAACAGGAGTGCCCTGTTGCCCCGAATACATCACTATTTTTTGTAACTAAGGGGCGCAGTAGAACACTACGCCTAAGCTGAACCGCAGAAAACGAAGGAAACAGACGATGAAAATCACAGTCAAAGATGCTTCGCTGCCGTCACGTCCAGACTACCCCTATTTGGCGAAGGGGCTCTCGACAGGCAGTATCTGGCTTGTGACAGGACCTCGCAAGTCCATTCTGATCGCCCCGGATGGGGTACATGAGAACAGTCCGGTTGGGAAGGAATGGTCTGACGGATCTACCAGCGCCATGCTCACACCTTTCTCCGGCACTGTCACTCTCAGTAACAACTAAGGACTTCCCCTCATGACCAAGCCAACCGCTGTCGACCTCGTTCTCGCTTCCGCGCAGCGCCGCGCTACACAGAACGACCGTGTCTTTCAGAGTGCCCGGGCTACCGCGATGTCATATGCCTTTAGCAAGGCTCTCGCGGACGCACTGCAGTACGGCATTTCTGCCCCGACCACGAAGTACCCCCCCGCATGAGAACCTGTCTGGTGACGTCAGGGCGGTTCAAGGAATTCTGCCGCCCTATAGACCGCCGGGCTGAAGCTCGTACACAGTCCCGGCAGTCAGGGCTCACTGGGGCGAAGTCCTCAACGCTTCGCTTCATCAAGCGTCAGCTATCCGCCGGACGTATCACTCAAGAGACGGCGAAGGCGCAGCGGCGTGCCGTCGTTAACTGGCATGTACTGAAAGGAACCTGAAATATGAGTGTGCCCCTGTGGAACCACCTCGCCCCCTACCTAACCGGTAAAGCGGCCTATACTAAGCCGACGACCCAGAAAATCCGAGGGATTAACGCGTTAGGCGTATATAACCCCATTGTAGACCAGCTCTGCAGCCCTACTGCCGCCAGTCACCTGTGTTCTTGGCAGTGGGCGTCTGCGAAGGACGTACTGGCTGCCACTGATCCGATGGAGGGCGTAAACGTGAATCTACGCCTCGCGATGAGGGATCTGAAGCTGTTCGTGCGCCCGTGCCCCATGCAGCCGCGTCATGGGTTTGTCGACAGCCGTATAGTTGTGAGTGGAGACGACCTACGCAGCATCGCGGCTGAGGCTGTAGCAGCTGACCCCGAGGCCGAACTACTGCTGACGCAGTTCATCCCAGCGGACTACTCCGCGATATTGACGGAAACGACCCTGTCGCTTGGGAAAGGTCACGACGGCGCGACCTCCGGGGCCTCCGAGACAATCTTTGCACCAAAAAGCAGCGTCCCTGAGGCGTGTCGGCATCTCAAGACTAAGGCGGGTATTCCCGACACCGACGAGTTTTATGTAGAACTGGTACAGAGTGGCACCTGTTTGATCCCGGTCCAGATACGTGGCGGGCCTGCGCAGATGGCGATTTCGGATTATATCCCGGCGGATCTGGTCGTGAAGAAGGTGATCCAGGCCAGCCCCGGCATAGACTTGCTGGCTTGGGAGCGAACCATTAACAACGCCCGCCCCGGTGACATCGTCTGGGCACCGGCCATGAGCCTGAGTAACCATTACTGTGTCCACGCGGTTGTGCATAAGGTGCCGTGTGTGACGACCTTCGAGCCTGCCGTCGGGCAGTCCCTAGCCAGACTTGAGGCTCCCGTCTGGGACGCGCCGGACTGGCACAAGCTGGCTGAGTACATGAAAGACTTCAACAGACGCGAGCTACCGAGTGCGTATTCCTACGACTGGGCTCAGCTGGGGCTCGCTGCGTTACATTGTTCTGCTACTCAGTGCACGGCCACGGATGCTCAGCTCAGACTACTCGCCTACGGGGCTGCCGCTCATTTCCGGCTTATGGCGGCTGCGTGTGTAGGGGAACTGCGGCATATCAGCCGGACCGAGAAAGCTGACGGAGAACCCTACGCTCTCGCGTCCCTGTATGAGACCGTGTTCCGTGGCAAGTGCGTGACGGAACGTAGTTGCTATACGGACCGATGCTTTTGCTGTCCCCCTAAGATCCTGGAGCGTGCGTTGTCTGCCGTGCAGGCCGGGTTTACGGACTTGAACTGGGAGTCCGCGTATGGCGGTAAGAAGTGGGCGCAAATTACGCGCGAAACGGCCAAGTTCGGACGGGCTCTCCGTAAGTTCCAGCGGGTTCCCTGCGCCCCTACGTGGGCCAAAGTGGTGCAGCGCTGGAATTACATGATCCATCAAGAGCACAACGGAGGGGACGGCGCACTAGCCAAGTTTGGTGTTCACTTCCGGATGTTTGAGAAGGCGAACGAATGGTCACTTGGGGTTCTACAGGGTGTTCGTATCAGTGTCCTTGCTTCGATCTTTGGAGGGCCGCTTACGGCGTGCCTGCCTCTCCTCAATAAATTTCAGGGCCCCTGTTCCGCCTCTGAGGTTATAGGCCGTCCGGGGGAGCCGCAGGACCCCGTACATCTGCTCCTCAGGCTCGCGCCCACCTTTACCACCGAGAAGTATCTAGACGTCTGGCAAACAGCCCCGTCCGTCTGGATCGGTAGCGTTCCTAGGTCCGAAGGGGGCCTTGCTGAAGCTCCGTCAGACTGGTATACGGGGCTGACAGCCGTGCCAGCCCCGGCATTAGGGCATTTGCAGGAGCCTAAGCAGTCCAGAAGCTCCACCCCTCGGTTTGCCCGAAGCTACCTAGCCCTGGGGGCGCTGATGGGCGCGAACCCATGGGGGGTCATGAAGGCCCTGCGGGAGCAGGGGGCCTATGCGCGGGTGGATACGATTGAAATCCCCGAGCTGGCGCTGCGGGTCCCGGTGTCAGGCGCACGCCTGTTCGTCCAACCGGGCCGAGGAGCGAATGGATGACTTTGCGGGATCACAGACTCAACCCCAAGCAACGAAAGTTTATCCTGAAACCTGCCGAGACCAGCGCTGGAGTATTTATGGCTAAGCACATGTTCAACTCGACGCCCTCGAGAATATACAAGGGTCCGCTCGGGCCACTGCCATCTGGGCACAAACAGGACGACCCCTTCGGCTGCTTTAACTGCAAGGCGAACCTCCTGCTGACAGTCAATAAGCTCCTGCTATACACAGGATCACGGACTAACATCGAACGCTTCCATGCGCAGACCTCAGACATCAAGCTGGCTATCGATCTGGTCGGGGAGACGAACTACGTGGCGGAGTACCCGGCCATCTCTGCGAACGCAGGAGCCCGTAAGCTACTGGGTAAGGATATATGTACTCCGCCGGTCCCTGCGACTCCGGTGCTGACTATTGAGTGGCCCGACGCGTCAGTACCCGAACTAACCGACCCAAAATGGTGGCAGCGGCTGGCAACCCGGCTGAAGCAGGTCAACGGCATTGTGACGATTAACTGCATGGGCGGGCACGGACGCACCGGGACTTGTGTGGCTATCTTGGCCCACTACCTTGGAGCTGTGCCCGCCGAGGAAGACGTGGTCACGTGGGTTCGGAAGGCCGGGTGTCCTGAAATGGTCGAAAGTCACGAACAGCTTGAGTATATAACTGCCATGACGGGTCTGGTGACAGACGCACTGCCGTCCCTCGGTAACTATGGGGTAGCTCATGGTGTCAAGGCGGGCACGGGGACGCTAGCGTCCGGGGGTGCTACGGACAAGTGGACCAAGAAATGGTTCCCAGTCCCGGAAGACGGCCTGCAGGGGGTCTATGAGACGGAGTACGACCGGCGTCTGCTGGAAGAGGACGACCAGATGTTTGACCCAGCTGTCCCGCCCCCTAATCTGGACAACGTGGCCATGGACCGCCTGACGGACCAGAGCAGCATGGACTTCATGTGGGACGATTTTCTCGCGGGGGCGTCCCTGTGTATCCACGACTCCCGGCTGTGCAAATGGCTGGCGAGGAAGTTCTACTACCAACACCCGAAAGGGGATATCCTAGAAGGCCACTACGACGTCGGGGGCCAGAGCTGGTCTCTAACCAAAGCGAAGTCAGATTTTTAACTGTCCCAGCCGGGACACTGAAGAAGGGAATAGCAACATGACACCAGAAGAGAAAAAGGTTATCGAGAAACACGGGTGGCGAGGCATATAAAGATGGCCAGTAACCTGCCAACATATCCTGTGGTCGATTTATTTGCCGGTTCAGGTGGCCTAGGCGAAGGTTTCGCCACAGTTTGTGGAGATCATGATCAGCCGCGCTTTCGCAGTGTTGTATCGATTGAACATGACGAGTTTTCGCATCAAACCCTGTTGCTGAGGCATTTCCTGCGCTGTTTTCCGCGAAACGAAACCCCGGACGAATACTATAACTATCTGCGGGGCGATATCACGCTGGACGATCTATATAACCACCACAAACCGCAATTCAAAGAGGCGCAGAAAAGTGCGCTGAGAATATCTCTCGGCGCAGATGCGCACGACAAGGTACGCTCCATTATCAATCAGAAGCTTACCGGAAGGGCAAAGTGGGCGCTGGTTGGCGGACCGCCCTGTCAGGCATATTCACTGGTCGGTCGATCACGGATGATGGGAATGCCTGACTTTGAAAAGGATGAACGGCATTTCCTGTACCGGGAATATCTGAAGATCATCATCGATCACCACCCACCCGTTTTTATCATGGAGAATGTAAAGGGATTGTTGTCGGCAAAAGTCGGAGGCGACTCCGTTATAAACAGGATTGTTGCTGGTCTTTCCTGCCCCAAAGCCGCCTTGGAAAACGATGCAAACGGCCTCAACTATCAACTTTACTCCTTGTCCGAACCCGATCACCCAGTCAGTGACGTGGGCCCTGACGTGGACCCGCGACTTTTCATGGTCAAGGCCGAGGAATACGGAGTCCCCCAGGCGCGTCACCGAATGTTCATTGTCGGCATCAGGAGCGATATAAATGTGCGGCCTGGACAGTTGCGTCGTCACAGGCCGCCGACAGTAAAGCAAACAATCGGAAACCTTCCGGCAGTCCGCAGTGGCCTGTCACGAGGTGAAGACAGCATTCAGGGCTGGTCCCACGCGATATCAGGGCTTGCCGAAATGAGCCTTGCTGCGCAGCTCAACGGAGCACCTTATGCAAAATCCGTTGTCAGCGGCATCCGGCTGCAAATGAAGAATAATGCTCGACCGGAAGCGCGGTTTTCTCAGTTGTATCCTGGCCGCACTCGCGCAAGACATCGCGCATTGAGCGAAATGTATGACCCACGACTCAGCGTACTGACGGGTCATGACGCACGGGCACATATGGCCTCTGATCTTCAGCGTTACATGTATGCTGCGGTTTTCGCTGAGGCAACCGGCAAAAGCCCGAAGCTGGCTGATTTTCCATCCGAACTGCTGCCAAATCACGCCAATGTCGCTCTTGGGTGTACCGGAAAGATGTTCTCCGACCGGTTCAAAGTTCAACTTCCGGATCAGGCATCCACAACGATCACGTCTCATATTGCGAAGGACGGTCATTCTTTCATTCATTACGATCCGTCGCAGTGCAGAAGCCTGACTGTTCGTGAGGCCGCGCGTCTTCAAACTTTTCCTGACAACTACAAATTCGAGGGGCCGCGCACCGCTCAATACCATCAGGTAGGAAACGCGGTGCCACCATACCTTGCCATGCAGATCGCCGAGGTCATCGCAGACGTTCTCGATTCTATGAGGGATGGGAATTGATGGCGGATCGGATATCCAAAGTGCATCGAAGCTGGAATATGTCACGCATCCGCAACTTCACCCCCGCTCTGACGCCTGCCGAGCTGGCACACATCTTGATGGACCGGGCCTTTTGTAAGTACATGACGAACCGGCAACCCCACGATACATTCCGCCAGAGCAAAGAGTACCGTGACTTCCGCGCCGCGCTCCGGCAGTACCTGAACAACACCCCATATTGAGAGGAACACACCATGGATAAAGAACGCCTGACAGCCTTCGCTGAGTGGATCAGACGTCTACCCTCCGAGCGGTTTTCGATGGCTGCCTTTGTCGGCGGGGAGGGCATTGATCTGGAGTCAGACCCTGCCGGGGCGGCGGAGATCCTGGCGCACAACTGCGGAACTACGGGCTGCATTGCCGGGTGGGCTACGGTCTGGGCAGCCGAGCAGGGGATACAGAGCGCAGACACCGACAGCTTCGGGGAGTTCATGATGAACGTGTTCGACCTCCCGTGGCGTGACGACGCGATATTTAACCTGATATACACCTCCCCGCACCCTACCCCCCATCCAGCTGACGCAGCCGAGGCTATCCTACGTCTCCGTGATGGAAAAGCTCCGTGGGGGGTCGCCTGAAGACGACGCTTTAGCAGAACTGGCTGAGCTGGACGCCTACCTTATCTAGGAGCACAGAATGGACCCCGTAAAACGACAGATCGAACGAGAAACCCTAGCCGTCCAGCGTGGCATCGCGCGGATGATGGAGGAGGTTGCCGAAGCGAAGCGACTCAACCGGGAATACGACCTGCCGATTGGTGCCCGCGTGGTGGCTGAGTTAGTGCACGCGATGATCCCGCCTGTAAAGCGGCTACAGGCGGAAGGGCGGAAGCATATCATCCAAGCGGTGACGACGGGACGCAGGCTCAGCGGGTGGGAGGACTTGGTACAACTGCTAGACGCCCGTACCTTGGCATACCTGACCGTCCGTAGTGCCTTGACGGCTCAGTCAGCAGGCGTGCGCTACCTGAACTCCCCTGGGCTCACTCCTGTCCAGACGACGGCCATTCAAGTAGGCTATCACGTCTGGCTGGAGGCGAAGTACGAAGCCATGCGGGCAGGGGAGCGGCAGGCTGGCAAGGAACCGGGAGGGGAGAACAGACTGCTTAAGCTGCAACGGTCTGTACGAGAGCGCAACCCCCGCACAGTCCGCGCGTGGCTACGCCGTCTTGAATACACGGAGATCCTGAGCAGTAAAGAACGGTGGACCCCCGCCACCCGCCTTCTATTGGGAACTCAACTACTCAGTGTGATGCTCGATGTCCCCGAGTGTCCGCTGGAAAATCGGCTGGCCGCGGTGTCCAAGGGCAAGACCATTCGCACGATTGCCGTCAAGCCTGCCTTCAGTGACAAACTCGCTGGTCTGTATCTGGATGCCGCGATCACTCGCCCCTATCGCATGGCGATGGTCACGACCCCCCGTCCGTGGGTGTGGACTGGTACTCAGTATGACGGTGGATTCATGGCCCCTGACACCATTCCGTTTCTCGTAGGTGCTCGACCGGGGACAGGCACTGCGCAGTTGACACCGGATACCGTCAGTAATACCGCCCTACGCGCCGTCAACGTTGCCCAGCGGACCCCGTGGCGAGTGAATACGGTGGTGCTTGGTGTGGTTCGGGCGGCGGTCGGTGACTGGGACACGTACGCTGACCTCCTCGGGGTAGCCCCGTTCCGCTCCCTGCCTGAGGACGTCGCCCCCGATGTGTGGACAGCGATGTCCCACGAAGAACGGGGCAAGCTGAAGTTCAAACGCCTTGAAGTCCACAACGAAAACCACCGACAGAAGGCCAAGCGGCAAGGGCTCATGCGTGTAGTCACCACCGCCTCCCACGATCAACTTGAGCCCCGCTTATATTTTCCGCATGGGCTTGATTGGCGGCGCCGGGTGTACCCGGTCGTGCAAGACCTTCACCCGCAAGCGGACGACCTGTCGAGGGGACTGCTGGAGCTGGCTGAGGGTGTCCCGCTTGGGACAGAGGGCTACAAGTGGCTGGTGTTCCGGTGTGCTCAGACGTACGGGTATGACAAGGGCTCACGTGAAGAGCAGGCGGAGTGGTTCAACACCAACATTGATATGATCTTCGCTGTGGCCTCAGACCCACTGGGGGCTGGCTTGCCCGAGCTGCGTAAGGTGGCCCTTGGTGGGGATGATCCGTGGCAGTTTCTGGCGGCGTGCATTGAGGTATGCCGCGTTCCAGCAGATCCTGAGGGGCGGGCAGCCTTCGTGTCCCACCTCCCGGTGTACGTTGACGGGACCTGTAACGGGCTGCAGCACCTGTCCGCCATGGGCCGTGATCAGGCGGGCGCGTTGGCGACCAACCTGACCGGTTGTCCTACGCGGCAGGACATCTACGAGCTGGTGGCCACGGCGGTTAACCAGCAGCTTACGGCTGACCAGTCAGAGGCAGGAGCAGCATGGAAGGCGCGGGGCGTAGGCCGCTCCACGGTAAAGCGTGGGGTCATGACCAAGCCGTATGGGCTGACCTCGATTGGGATGCGGGATCAACTGAAGGAAGACCGATGGACGACTGATAACCGTGAGGCGGGCCTACTGGCTGCATACATGAACGCGGCTATTGAGGAGACCGTGCAGGCTGCCGCCCTGATCATGGAGTGGCTACAGTTCAACGCAGCCGAACTCGCACGCCACGGACGCCCGTTCACTTGGGAAACACCGGACGGGAGTATCATAACCCAAGCCTACTGGACACCCCAGATGCTCCGGGTTACTACGAACCTAGGGACACTGTGGGTCAAGCGGGACTCCCCCCCGCAGAACGACCTCAAGGTCAACAAGCAACGGCACGGGATCGTCCCGAACCTGATCCACTCGTTCGACGCGGCTCACCTGTCGCAGGTACTGGCTTCCCTGCCAGCGTCGTCCGTCCAGAGTATCGCGGTGATCCATGATAGCTTTGGGACACACGCGGCGTGTATGGATACCTTGGTGGGGATCATCAAGCAAACGTTCTGCGGTATCTATCAGACGGACTGGCTGGCGACTATTCAGCAAGCCTTTGTAGACCAAGCGCCGCCGGGCGTCGAGTTGCGCGACCCTCCCGAACTAGGGACATGGTGCCCGGACGAGGTATTGTCCAGTGAGTTCTTCTTCTACTAAGGGGAGCGCGGTACTCACGTACCATACACCCAAATTGACCATATGGGGAGAACCATCTTGGGTTCTTCTAAATCAATGGAGAAATTAATGGCTAAGAAGACATTCCCGTACATCGTTATGCCGCCTCTCGTCTGTGCCTTTGCGCATTGTGAGAAACCAGACGACAAGTTTGGAGCCGACAAAGCCAAGTACAAGATCACAGTCAAGGCCCCTAAGGACCAGCTGGATACGCTGACCGGGATCATCGGGGGCCAGTCCGCTACCCTCCGGGAAATCCTGAAGCTGATCAGTGACGGCTTCAAAGAGTTCGACGCTGACCCTACACACAACCCGATCAAAGACGGGGATACGCTGGTGACGAAGGACGGCACCCCTTACGATGGGATGGCGGGCTACTATACTGTTATTGCCAAGACCAAGTCCATGCCTTCCCGTGTGGACAGTCAGCGCAACCAGCTCCCCTTGTCGGTAGGCATTTGGAGCGGGGACGTGGTCCGCGTTCTCCTCGGCCCAGCCGTCTGGCAGACTGCGGCAGACACCGGGTTCACCCTGTACCTCAATGAGGTCATGCTGATCAAGAAGAACGCCACCGAGATCCCGGTGGAAGACGGCGGCTACGTGGCCCCGGCGTCCGCAGGTAGCAGCCACACGCCTGCCTTGTCGGCATCCGCCGCAGCCGTGGGGGCGAGTGTCCCAGTAGGGACACCTGCGGACGCCGGGGATGCCGACTTCGCTGCTAAGGGAGCGCTGGTCAGTCAGGCGAGCTTCAATGGTGACTTCTAAGCAGCTCACGATCCGAAGTGAAGGGGCGGGGGTGTCCATTGTGATCCCCGCTCCCCCTGTACCCGCCAGCCGCCCCCGGGTTACGCGGTTCGGGGTGTACTATGGCAAGACCTACAGCGCATGGATGACTGAGGTCAGGCGACTGATGGCGGAGACCTTGTCGGGGAGGGGGGCGGGGAATACGGAGCTCCTGTTCCCCACGGGGGCCTTGATGGCCGCGGTTGAGATCGTTGCGGCGCGTCCTGTGACCACGAAGCGTGCGTGGCCCCGTGGAGACGTTGATAACTTCGAGAAGGCGGTCTACGACGAGATCACCAAAAGCCAGTTGGTCTGGGCGGACGACGACCAGATCGTAGAGGCCATGGTGGTCAAGCGGTTTGCCCGGGCGGGGGAAGCCCCCCACCTTCGCCTGTGGGTCGCCCCCACGGACTACCCGGCGGAGACGCACGATTTCATGCAACTCCCGCAGATGTACCGCCACCCATTTGAGAAGGACTCCGATGATGAATAAGCTAGGCCAGCCTACCTCCACGGTGCCCACGACCAGCCCGTACCCCACTACCCCGCCCCAGCCCCCAGAGATTGCCTATGTGGGATGAGACCCACCAGCCGTGCCCATGCGGGAAGAGTTCCGACGCGTACAGTATCAACCATGAGGGCTGGGGTCACTGCTTCTCTTGTAATGAGAGACACCCCCCCGCAGGACAGAGGAGTTCCCCTATGAGCAGCCCCAGCTTACCTCTGTTACATGATCTTACTTACGTCGAACTGACGAAGCGTAAAATTTCCCGCGCAACCTGCGAGCGGTTTCGGTACGGGGTCAGCGCCGACGGGCGACAGGTGGCCCCTTACTATGACGTGAACGGGGCCTTGCAGTGGCAGAAAGTTCGCTCGGCTAACAAAGAGTTCGTGGTCTACGGGGACTCCACCAACGCGCTGCCCTTCGGCTGGCCGCAGCAGCGGGGCGGCGGGAAGATGCTGGTGATCACCGAGGGGGAGATCGACGCCCTGACTGTCAGTGAGGCCATGGGAGGCTCGTGGCCTGTGATTTCCGTCCCGAACGGGGCTCAGTCTGCCTACGCTTCCTTGGCCCGTGTGGTGGACGCGCTGGAGGGGTACGAGAAGGTCGTACTGGCCTTTGATAAGGACGAGGCGGGACAGTCGGCGACTGAAAAGGTCTGCTCGTTGCTTACTCCGGGTAAGGTCTACATCGCGGACTTTGGAGGCGCTAATGACCCCAGTGACCTGGTTGTCCATGGGCCGGGGTACAAAGCCTTACGTGACGTGATCTGGGGGGCCAAGCCGTGGCGTCCGGACGGGATCGTTAATCTTGCCGAGCTGAAGAGCCGGATCAAGACGCGACCGGTGATGGGGACTCCCTACCCGTGGCCCCTCCTGAACAAGAAGCTCTACGGGCACCGGGGCGGGGAGCTGGTGACGTGGTGTGCAGGCACCGGCATCGGCAAGACAGCCATCGTTAGCGAGGTGCTCTATGACGCAGCCATCAACTCAGGTAAGACGGTGGGAGTCATGTACCTTGAAGAGAGCCTGGACCGCGCGGGCAAACGCCTCGTCGGTATTCACATGGACCTTCCGATACACCTGCCAGACGTTGCGTACACCGACGTCCAGTTCGACGAAGCGTTTGACGCCACCTTGGGCACCAACCGACTGTACGCCTACGAGCACTTCGGCTCCGTGGACTCCGAGGTTCTCATGGCGCGCTTGCGGTACATGGTCAAGGCGTGTGAGTGTGACGTGATTGCGCTGGATCACATCTCGATTGCGGTGTCTGGGAACGAGCTTGCGACGGACGAACGGCGGACCTTGGACCGGCTGGTTACACAGATTCGCTCGTTGACGCAGGAGACGATGGTTGATACACACATCGTCAGTCACCTGAAGCGGACGGGTGGCGTTAAGGCCCATGAAGAAGGGGGACAAGTGACACTCGCGGACCTCAGGGGAACACAGGCCATCGCCCAACTGAGTGACGTCGTCATAGCTGCCGAGCGCAATCAGCAGGCAGAAGACGAACTGGACAAGAACACCACGCTCCTGCGTATTCTCAAGAACAGGTACACTGGGGAGACGGGACTCGCCGACCAGCTGTCATACAGTATTGAGACCGGACGCCTGTCCCTTCGGTCCCCCCATATCCCGGCTACAACCATACCCAACGAGGACTTTTAATAGTGATTGATGAACAAGAAATTATAGACGTGGAGGCGGCCTACGCGGAGGCAGGGACCCTAACCGCAGTCGCCAACTCCATGGGTAAGCCGATCAGTTGGGTCCGGCGGCGGCTGGTGAAGGCTAACGCTGCCGTGATCACCGAGCTGTCGGACAACATCGTCGGCCTTACTGCGTCCAAGGTGACGTATAAGGCTGACGCAGACGGGAACATGAAGCCGTTCTGGGTGTCGACCACCCGGCAGACTGAGGCTCTGGAGACCACCCTAGCGGCTTATGAACGAGCGCTGTCCAAGGCCATTCGCCCAGTCAAGGCGGTCCCGCCCCCGCTCACCTCACTGACCCCTAAGCTCCTGAACTTCGTGCCGATTGGGGACCTGCATCTGGGGATGCTGGCGTGGGCTAAAGAGACCAACGACGCCGACTGGGACATGGCGATTGGTCAGAGCATCTATCAGAAGACGATGGCCCAGATGATCGGGTCGTTACCAGATGCCCACACGGTTGTCATTGCTCCCATGGGGGACTTCCTCCACTTTGATGGCTACCGGGCGGAGACGCCGACCAGCAAGCACGGGCTGGACACGGACACCCGGTTCCCTAAGATGGTCACGGCGGCGTTGGAGCTTATTCGGTACGCGGTCAACCTAGCGCTGCTGAAGCACGCGCACGTTCACCTGATGATTGAGCTAGGCAATCATGATCCCGTGACAACCACGTGGCTACGCGCCGCCTTTAACCTGTTGTACGAGAAAGAGCCGCGTGTCTCCGTGGATACGTCACCGTCGTACTTCCATTACTACCGCTTTGGCAAGGTACTGATCGGGACGACGCACGGACATACAACCAAGATGGCCAGCTTGCCCCTCCTGATGGCGCACGACCAGCCGCTCCACTGGGGTGAGACTGTCTACCGGTTCTGGTGGACTGGTCACGTGCACCACGATCAGGCCAAGGACTACCCCGGCGCCAAATGTGAGAGCATTCGCGTCATGCCGCCGCTGGACGCCTACGCAGCTAACGCGGGCTACCGCTCCTACCGTGACCTCAAAGGGATTACATATCACCAAGATCTGGGAGAGGTCCTGCGGACGACCGTCAACGTAGACATGTTTGGATAAAGGATACACCTATGGTAACGCTCGCCGCTGACCTCGAAGGGGACGGCCTACTGGACACCATTGAGAAGATCTGGGTGTGTAGTATCGCTGACGTAGAAGACCGCGTCGTTACCGCTTATTACGAAGGGGGGCCAGCGGGGGGCCTGGAGGTGGCCATCGCCCGGCTGAAAGCGGCAGACCGTACCATCTGGCATCACGGACTAGGGTATGATCTACTGGCGATCAAGGCGGTTCTTGGTGAGACCCTGGACTGGACCAAGGTGATCGACACGCTGGTCCTCTCGAAGCTGGACAACCCCGTGCGCACCGGTATCAAGGCACACTCACTGGCGAGCTGGGGGCACCGAGTTGGTGTCCATAAGCTGCCGGATCTGGACTGGAAGGTGTGGTCGCCGGGGCTGATTGACCGCTGCAACTCTGACGTGACGATCACCCTGCGCGTCTGGGACGCCTTGAAGCACATGCTGGACACACAGCCGACGGCGGTCGCCTTGGAGCATGGGTGTGCGTGGGAGACAGCGCAGATCGTCCATCGGGGCATGGCGCTAGATGTTGAGTGCGCCCAGAACCTCCTCAGTGAGTTCCTGGAGGAGAACGAGCAGTGCACGGCTGCCCTCAAGAAGCTATTCCCGCCGATCTTTGTGTCGCCCCAGCCAGGGAAGCCGGTCAAGGAATTGAAGATCATCAATAAGAACCACCCGCTGCGGGGGATGCTGGACCCGGGCGTTGAGTTCTGCCCCGTCGAGCTTCAGGAGTTCAACCCAGGCTCGCGGCAGCAGGTGGCAGAGCGTCTGATCACCAAGTACGGATGGCGTCCTACTGAATTCACAGACATGGGCAGTCCCAAGATCAACGCCGACGTCTTAGAAGACCTGCCGTACCCCGAGGCTGCACCCCTGAAAGAGTATTTCACGGTCGATAAGAAGATTGGCCAGCTCAACTCCCCGATTAAGAAAGACGGGAGCGGGGGCGGCTGGCTGCACCACGTACGCCCTTCCGGGCGCGTTCATGCGGGACTCAACCCAATCGGGGCCATCACCCGCCGTCCCTCGTGCTCCTCCCCGAATGTCCAGCAGGTCAATAAGAAAGACCTCCGGATGCGGCAGTGTTGGGTGGCTACCCCGGGCTGGCGTATGGTGGGCGTGGACGCCGCTGGGCTCGAACTTCGGGGCCTTGCGCATTACATGGTCCCGTATGACAACGGGGCGTACATGGAAACCCTGCTTGAGGGGGACATCCACACGGAAGTCCAGCACCTCTGGGGGTTCTACAGTCGGGACCAAGTCAAGCGCGGTGAATACGGGTGGCTGTATGGGGCGGGAGATCTAAAGCTGGGCTTGATCTTTATGCAAGATGCGGCCCTTGCGGGGAAGCCCGCGAACTTCGGGCCGTTAGGTATCCCTCCTACAAAGGACCTCGCGGTCATCGGGGCGCGTATGCGCAAGACACTACAGGACCGCATCCAGGGGGTGTCGTCTCTGATTGCAGACGTCAAGGCCCGGTCAAAGCAGGGCTGGCTGAAGGCACTGGACGGGGGCATCCTTCAGGTCCGCAGTGAGCATGCCGCCCTCAATCTGCTGATCCAGTCTGCTGGTATTCTCATTGTCAAGAAGGCGATGGTGCTGGTGCCTGCTGCGCTGGAGGCTGCTGGGATGCGTATCTGTGTCCCTGACTACGGACCTAAGAAGCGGTGGGCAGGCCGTGACGACTTTGATGTGGCCTGCGTGATGTGGGTCCACGACGAACTACAGTTCGAGGTCCGCCCCGGGCTGGAAGATCAGGTCGGACAGATAGTCTCCGACTGTATTACACAAGCTGCCATAGATCTTGGCTTTCGCTGTCCAATCCACGGCACCTTTAAGGCCGGAGACAACTGGGCTGAAACCCATTAACAGTGTCCCACTTGGGACAGTTAGGAGAACCGTGATGGAACATATTAGAACCACAGCGCGTACTATGCTATTTGCTCTTGGGGTGATCGTCGGCCTCGCTGGGGTCGTTGCGCTCAGTATGTCCGCGAAGGGGGCAGAGCAGCCCCCGCTGGTAATGTCGGGCGGTATCGCGTGCTCCACGGAACAGGACGCCTTGGCTGTCTTTCAAGCCATGCGCTTCCTGTCGCAGCATAACGCCATCAAGGTGTTTGACGAGAAGTTTATTACCGGGGTCTGTGCTCCTATTCCGAGGGACTCCAGCTATCATGTCCATGAAGTTCTTCGTGCCGGAGACCGCGCGGTCCTTGACGGTCTGCCTCCGATGATGGTCCGGGAGGTCACGGTCAGTATGATCGTAGACGGGGTCTATACGGACGCTAGGTTCGAAGGGGTCTGGGTGGTAGTAGCCACCCCGTTAGAGGAGGCCTTCAGCATCCCTGGAGACACCATCTAATGCGCCACCCTGTCCATGCGCTGCTTGACGCCGACTCGCTGCTGTACCAGGCAGCCTGGGGCGGGACCACCAAGGCAGTGCGCTACAGTACCGACGAAGAACCTACGGACGTCGTCAACCTTGAGACCATCAAGACCATCGTGGATGACAAGATTGCCCTATGGGCGGCGGGGGCAGGCGCGGTGTCTCACGAGGATACCGTAACACTGGTGCTCTCAGGACCGGGTAAGACCTTCCGACACCTGCTGCATCCGGAGTACAAGGCTAACCGCCCGCCGACCCCGGAGACGGTGGTCATGGCTCGTGACTACCTCCTTGAGAAGTACCCCGCGGTGCGCCGGGGAGGTCTGGAGGCTGACGACGTCATATCAATGTTCGTCACCCGACCCCATCATACCAGTGATCCCAAGACCGTGGTGGTCTCCATAGACAAAGACCTCCTCCAGATCCCCGGGTATCATGTGGTCCCGGGGGAGACGCTGGAGCTGTGTAAGTCCAGTATGACCTCCGTCCGGGAGGGTCGCCATAACATGTGGCTACAGGCGCTCATAGGGGACATGACGGACAATTTCAAAGGGGCTCCCGGGATTGGGAAGGTCAAGGGGACGAAGTTGTTGGAGGGTCTGTACGGGTCGAGTGATGCGGAGTATTGGCACACAGTCCTTTCGGTTTACCAGCAGCAGTTCGCGGCAGGGAAGATCCGCGAAAAGTTCATGACGTCCTCACCACACGCCGAGGCCTGTATGAACCTATATTGTGCCCGGCTTCTGGTGGACGGGGACGCGACGTTCTCACCCCACCAGCTCAACGTCAACCTACGGACCCCGCACGGGACTCTGTGTGGGAAGCACACAGTTCTCGCCATCCCCCTCAAGGAAGGACAAATCGATGTTGGTATCGAAAAACGCTGAGGGCGTTAGCTCATCCTCTCGCGGTCCTTGGCAGCAGACAGCCAGCGGGGGGCCTTCTACCTGACTGACCCGCGTCCGGAAGAGGTCGACGTGGGCGACATCGCACAGGCCCTGTCCCGGTTATGCCGGTACAACGGCCATCTGCGCCCCGAGTACCCCCTGTATTCCGTGGCGCAGCACGCCTTTACTGTGGCCCGCTGGATGGCTGAGGATGGGCACGCCCTCTACCTCGTCTACGCGGCCCTTCATCACGACAGCGCTGAGGCGTACTATGGAGACATCATTACGCAGGTCAAGTACGCTGTCCCGGCTCTGAAGCCGTTCATGCACGCCGTCAATGAGGCTGTGAATAAGGAAAACTCAAGACTTCTTTAGTTTTTCGTCGCCCATTGCCCATTTGGGTGAAAAACTAAAGAAGTCTTGAGTTTTCCTAATTCATGCACGCCGTCAATGAGGCTGTGAATAAGGCCCTGAGGATCACACTGACGGACGAGGAGCGGAAATTGATTAAGCAGTACGACCTGATCGCACTCGCTACCGAGAGACGGGATTTGTTAGTCGAGGGACAGATGTGGACGCCAGCGTGGGCTGCCCTTCCTGATGCTCGCAGAACAACCTTGACGCCCGTAGACCAGACCCAGGCGTACCGCCAGTTTATAACCATGCACACACAGCTGGCCCGTGTGATAGGCAAACCCGCGCAGTTCTGCTGTGCCCACCCCTAGGAGACCGCTGATGACAGACCAGACCAAGAAGCAAAACACCGGCAAACCCCCCGTATTCCAGGGCGTCTTTGCATACTTCCCGAACGCCCTGCGCGAAGTAGCGAAGGTCTCCGCGTATGGCAAGGACAAACACCAACAGCCCTTGGACGCTAAGGGGTGGCTGGACGTTCCCCTAGCGGACCTCCAAGACGCCCACGCTCGTCACACGCTTGACCAGCTGATCGACGGGGAGGTCAACGAGGCGGACGGGGGGGTCCTCCATAAGGCACAGATTGCCTGGAAAGCGCTGGCTGTTCTTGAGGTATACTTACGGAACCGGGACGCTTCCCCCGGTGTCACACGGCCTACGGAGGCCCAGGTAGAGCTGATGCGTGGCCCCTTCCGCCACTGGGTCGGGGCCTCGCTATCTTAGGAGTTACATAATGGCCATAACAGTTGATACAAAAGTGGGATCGGCACACGTGACTACAGTTCTATGGGACTGGGTACTTACCCGGATAAGTCCGTCTGAAGTTGTCATCTCGGGAGAGGGGTGGGAAGCCAACCCTTTGGCCGAAGTCTCAGCCGTCTCTGTTCTAGCGATCCGCGCCTCCGCGGACGGGCATTACGTAGTTGTATGCGCTGGTCGCGCCTGTAGGGTGTATAATTGTGACCGAGGTATGCGTGGCTTTAGTACACAGCCGCCCTTGCGTGCCGGGCAACCTATCAAATGCATTGGAGAGGATACCTAGACATGACCGGATGGCAAGACATCACGGAAGACAGTCCTCCTACCCGGTGGCGCCCGGTGCCCGTCTCGGAGCACGCCTGATGCTGGCCCCTGTGATCGAGGTCGGTCCTATGTTCTCCCAGGTCCTCTTGTGGTTGGTTGGGTTTATGCTCGTGTTTCCCGTCATCCTCGCGATCAACGACTCCCGGAAGGACAATTGGGTAATCACCGTTTTCTACGTAGGCGTGTGGCTGTCTCTGGCGGTCCTCGTTAAGACCGTCCGGGAGGGCCTCACATCACCCCCCGCTATGACCCTATGGGCATAGAACCGTCTGAGAGGGAACCGCAATGGTTAAAGAGGACAAGATTCCTCGCCGAGCTTACGATCTGATCGACTATCTAGACCGGGAGACGCAGCTGCCTAAGCTACCCACCACACCCGTAGGCTTCAGTCTCATGGGGGACGAGACCAATCGACTAAGCCTAGCATTCAGCGCGGGAATGCGTGCAACAGTGGACTTTCTGCTGCAATGGAGGGACGAAGAGATTGCTGACGGAGACGCCCGCCGCGCCGCTGAGCGCCCCGACCCGGCCACGTCTGACGTGGACCTGGCACCGGCCTCACCAAAGTACCCTGACATGTATGACGGATCGGGTGGACTTCGTGAGCCGCTGTCACCCCGTGGCGTTTCCCTCGTTGTTGATAAGGGGTAGCTGGGCGCTTGAAGCTTCCTTAGGGGACCAGTTGGTCGTGGTGGCGTTGTTTACCGTCACCCCGGCCCCTGGGATACTGGAAATGCACATCTGCGCGGACCCTGGGTGGCACGGACGCTGGTACTCCCGGCGGTTTATTCACCTGATCTTCGACATCTTCGGCTTCTCCGGCTGCTCTGCCGTGGTCGTCCAGTCTGACAGCCACCCCCGCGCGGTCCAGATCGTCCAGCGCGCCAAGGCTGTTCATATCGAACCATTCTACATCTTCACAAGGGACCTCCACTATGAGCAAAGCAGTTAAGGGCCTCGGTAGTATGCTGACCGGCGGCCTCCTGGGCGGGGCCGACAAGCCAAGCATCAACGTCTACAAAGAGCCTAAGAAGCCGACTGTCAAGAAGTCGTCCGTCGACCCTAACCGCCCTGCCCAGCTGGCGGAGGCCCGCAAGAGACGCGCACTGGCCGCATCTAAGATCGGCAAGGCGTCACTTCGCAATGACCTAGACGGTGGCCAGTCCACGCGCGGCGGCATTTCAATTAGTTAAGGGGAGCCTTGATGGGTGATACGTGGAAGGCGCGGTACGACACCGCTGATAGTCAGGAACGAAACCAGTTCCTCCAGCGGGCTAGGCATAACGCCCTTCTGACAGTCCCGTCAGCGATGCCTCTCGAAGGCCACCATCGCAGCTCACACCTCGTTGAGGCCTACCAGGGCCTGGGGTCGTATGCTGTCTCAAACCTATCTAACCGTATGACCTCCGCCCTGCTGCCCGCGGGGCGGCCTTATATGCGTTTGGACCTGACCCCCGAGGCCCGGTTACAGAACGGGGGCGAAGTGCCTCCTGATCTGGAGAAGCAACTGGCGCTTTACGAGCAGATCATCCAGGCTGAAATGGAACGCGCCGACTGGCGGGGAGTAACTCTCCAGCAGATCGAGCAGCTCATGGTTGCCGGATCGGTCGCTGAGTTTCAACACAGTGACAACACACTGACCACCTACCGCCTCGACCAGTTCGTCTGCCGCAGTAACCGTAAGGGAAAGCTGCTGGAGCTGATCGTTAAAGAGTGTGAGTACCCTGACGACATCCCGCTGAAGCGCCTCTCGGCGGCACAGCGCAAGGGGCTGTCAAAGAACCAAGAGGGCGAGTACGAGTTCTACACCCGCGTATGGTATGACGTCAACGAAGACCGCTACTACGAGGTCAAGCAGACGGATACCGGCGCACAGGTGGGTGAGCGTGTAACCTACCCGGTGGAAGAGCTGCCGTGGCGTGTCCACAGGTGGAGCAAGGTCCCCGGCGAAAGCTACGGACGCTCCAAGGTCGAGCTACACTGTAGCGACTTACGCTCCCTGGAGACCCTTGAGAAGGCCGGGCTGGAACTGGCTGCCATGGCTGGCTTCCACTTTATTGCGGTAGCCCCCGGCGCAACGGCCCCCAGTATTCGCAATCGCCTGAAGGAAATCCAGAACGGCGGGATGCTTATGTGTGATCCGGCATCTATCGAACTGAAGTCGTTCGCGAACGGCGCTGGCTACCAGCTAACGGAAGCTCAGATCAGCATCATGACGGAGCGCCTAAGTAAGGCCTTCCTCCTGATGGCTGGGGCCCGGCGTAACGCCGAGCGCGTCACTGCGACAGAGATCCAGTCTGACATCGAAGAGATTGAAGGCTCAGTTGGTGGTGTATTCGGGACCATTGCTACAGACGTTCTTGCGGCCCGCACCGCCCTGCTAATCATCAATCTCGTCAAGGCTAACAAGGCCCCGCCGCTCCCTCCGGGGATGGTTAGCTCCAAGATCCTGACTGGTTTGGAAGCCTTATCCCGGGAGAGAGACGCCCAGGCTGCGATGCAGGGCGCACAGGTGGTTCAGGCGTTTGGCCCTGACGCAACTGATGTGGTCAAGCTGTCTAAGCTGATCGGGCGCGCCTTCGTAGGTATGGGCCTGCCAGACATGGTGCGCTCTGAAGAAGAGGCTCAGCAGTTCGCGGAGCAGCGTGAGGCCCGTCAAGCAGCCATGCAGGCCATGCAGGCCGCAGCACCTAAACTAGCCGAGGGGAACATGTAATGTCGTGGGACACAAAGCCGTACAACGAGAAGAAGCCGTTTGGCAAGGACGCCTCCGTGGTAGCTGGTGACAACATCAGCAAATCCAAGGAACGCTACCAAGCCATGCGGGCCTACAAGGAAGGCAGGGCGACCGCCGAGCAGGTCGTCTTGCTGCATGAGTGTGACCGCCTGATTGTCCAGGTGATTGAAGAGAGCGAAGGGGATAGCTAATGGACGAGAACACACTGACGACTCCCGCCCCCGGGGGCATGAACGGAGGCACTCACATTACCCCTGAAGAGGTGGGGGTTGTTCCACAGGACCCTTCCGCAGCCTGGACTGCGCTGGGAGTATCTCAAGAACAGTACACCAAATATTACAACGCGGATACCAAGAGCTACGACTGGAAATCACACGCCGTCGAGGCGGAGTACAAGCTGAAGCAAGGCACTCCCAAGACCTCTGAGACGCCCACTGTGCCGGTCGTAGAGACCCCGGTGGACCTGGACACAGGAGCTGCTGAAGAGGCCGCCCAGAAGGCCGGGGTGGACTTTGACGCCATGACTACGGCGTTGGCTGAGACGGGCAACATCGACGCCTCTGACCGGGACAAGCTGAACAAGATCGGCATCCCGAACGAGATCATCGATCAGTACATTGCAGGCGTCGAGAGCAGCGTCGTCGCTCAGTTGTCGACCATTATGCACGAGCTGGGTGGGGAAGCCGGGCTGGCTGAATACAAGGCGCTGGTGGACAGGGCGGGATGGACCCAGGATCAGCGGACCGCTATCGAGCAGGAGCTGGGTAGCCCCAACTGGGAAGCCGCCGTAACTAAGCTCAAGGCGCTCAAGGGTGGTGCACCAGTGACACAGGGGGAAGCCCCTACGCCTGAGGGCTTCGCGTCACAGAACGACCTGACCATCGCCATCCAGGACCCCAAGTACCGCCTACGCGGCCCCCTTGGCGATCAGTACCGCCGTCAGGTCATGGAGAAGGCCTCGCGGTCTAGCTTCTCAATGAACCCCCGGTCGCATACGGTCGGCTTCTAATGGCTGCGGTTCAGGTCTCCACAATCTTCCCGACCCAACTTGTGGTCAAGGAATACGCGACCCCCGCAAAACTCAACGAAGCCCTGATGGCGTACATCGGGGCCATGCGCGTGGTGGACCCCGCAGGGATCTACCGCAGCAACGTCGCCGGAACATGGCACAGCAAGGACACGGTTCTAACGGACTGTGGGCCTGCCGGTCGCCAGCTCGCTAAGATGTTTAACGACAACTTCGCACAGCTAGCTGTCGCTCACGGCGGCGGCCCAGACGCCCAATACGCCTTCAAGATGCAGGCGTGGGCCATGGCGTACACGGATGGTGGTTACGCCACTGTCCATACACACCCGAATTGCCACTTCGCCGGGGTCTACTACGTCTCCGGGACGGACGAAGAAGCCGACCTAACGATGGCAACAGGGGTAAAGGCAGCACCCGGCACTCTAGAGTTCGTGGATCAGCGCGGCATCAACGCCGCTATCCCCGGTCTCGTAATGCAGCCCGGCGCGCGCCTCCGACCCAAGGTCGGATCTATGGTGGTGTTTCCATCATGGCTACCTCACTTCGTTCATCCTGTAAAAGGGGAGGGCACCCGCGTCTCCATCGCGTGCAACGCCACTCTCGTAGACACTAAGAAAGAGAAGAAATAATGTCCCTTACTAATTCACAGCGGCTCGTGACCGTCCCCTTCATCGGCACCTACACGGAAGCCGCGGCAGCCGAGGTTGACACCGGGGGCGCTGAGGCCCTGGCCATCACCACAGCCACTGGCAACGGTGCTGACTGGCTATACTCCGGCACGGCTGAAGGTCGTACTGGAGAAGTTGCAGGCGCTGAAGGCCACGACCTCGACGAGGAGCCCGGCCTGATCTACTCCGGTCCGGTAGGTGGCGCTGTCCGCGTGGCCGTCAAGGATCTAGATGTCGCTGAGGGGTCCATCACGGTCCCTGACTCCGAGGACACCGTGATCGCTGCGATCTTCCTGAACAACGACGTGGTCGCATACGCAGACGAGGGCTTCCTTGATGGCCCTGTCTCGGCTACCCATGAATTCAACGCAGACACCTACGTCGGCGGGTTGGTCCCGGGTGACGTTATCCGCGTTGGTCTGATCACCGACGCAGCCGCTGAAGAGGCGCTGGACTTTGACGTTGCTGCGACTGGCACGCTGAGTATCGTCTAATCTAATTGAGTGAGTGCGGATTGATCCCCGAGCTCACTTGTCGAAAGGACCCTGGCTGATCACCGGGGTCCCTGATCTTATACCAGTCTGAAGGCGCAAAGGCGCAGGTGCCCCCCGTTGCGGCGGGTTCTCCCTGTCAACCAATGTCAACCAGAAAGAATGGGTCAAACTCCCTACAACAAAAGCCATAAAGGAAAATCTCATGGCGCTATTCGTAGGAGACCCTAGCGCCCCCACGCGTTTCGGCGAAGACGTCGCGAACACGGGGGACCAGACGGGTCTCTTCCTGAAGATTGAGTCTTGACTTAGGTCTTCATTAAACCCTGTGAATTGCTGGGACACCCCACGCGGGCAATCAGCAGCCAAGCTCCTGAGGTAACGTACAGGAGAAGGTTCAGAGACTATCCACGGAGTAGGCGCAAGTGCGCCGAAGCGCAGGGAGTCAGCATACCGAGTGCTGATTATGATATAGTCCGATCTGCATGGCAACATGCAGCAGCCCCCCGGGGCGGGTGGAGGTTAACGCCCTTCATTGAACACACATGCTTCGGAGGTGAGGTATTCGCTGCTTTCACTGAGAAGACGCACACCATGGACAAACATTACGTCCGTGAAATTGCTAACGGCAAGTCGGCTCAGTTCCCTAAGACTTGGAAGGTCAACGCGGCCTACCACGTAGCCGGGCAGGAAATGCTCGGTCAGGATACTGACGAAACTGAGAACGTCATTTCGATTGACGGGCTGCTTGTCTCTCACATCGGCATCTATGATCTTGATGAAGCCATGAGCCACTTTGAGGTTCGTGGGCGGTATACGGAAGAGCTGGGGAAGGCGCTCGCGCGCGTCCTCGACACCAACGTCTACCGGACGATTGTCAAGACTGCACGTGCTGACACTTCGCTCCCCAGTGCTTCTATGACCTCTCCGTTTGGGAACGGGCAGGTGATCACCAGCTCTGACACCTCAGGCACCATCGCAGCTACGGCTGCCGGTGCGCAGTGGTGGGAAGCTATGCGGGCCATGGAACTCGACGCTGCCGCTGATAACGGCGAAGACGAGAACCTGTGGCTGGCTGTTCCATTCCCCACGTTCGACTCCATCGCGAACGCTTATGTCGACGATGATGCGGCCAACGGCTTCATCTTCAAAGACCGGCGCTTCTCAATGAACGACGAGGGGCTGATGAACACCGGCCCTCAGGTCCGTAATGGCAACGTTACGGTCTTCCCTTCCAACCTGCTCCCCTCCGCCAACGACGCAGCCAACGCTGACGTCAAGGCGAAGTACCGCGCTGACTATAGTGGTACGCTGGGTGTGGGCTGGGCCAACGACGGCGTTGGTACGGTCAAGCTGATCGGCATGGGTCTTGAGACTGACCGTGATACTCGTCGGCAGGAGGACTTCATTGTGGCTAAAGTCGCAGTGGGTCACGGTCCTGTCCGTAATGAGTTCACGTGGGAAATCACGGCTTAAGCTACCTCCTGTGCGGGTGTCCCTTCGGGGACACTCGTACTTCTTTCAATTCCAGAGGGGATACCTTCGATGAAACACGATAGCGCGTGGGTTTTCACGCAAGAAGAGAACTGGCGTAAAGAGTGCGCGAAGCTGGCCGCTAAGGGCAGCCCGATGCCCGCGGCTCGCCTTGAAGCCATGGAGAAGCGGTTCGAGGAATACCGCGCCAATGCTCACCGGTTTGAGCGCGGCGTCCCTGGTCCAGCTGCGGTGGACATCAACTCCCTGGCTATCGCGGTCGCCGCCGCTATGCAGGCTGTCAAAGACGAGAAGAATGAAACGACGCCTCTGATCAGCCCGGCTCCCCCGGCGCTGCCGAAGTCCGGTAAGGCCTCCTCGGCCACCAAGTAAAGAGCGCACGGCTTCCCCTCCTGTGCGCTCAGGGTCTCCCCGTAGGAATGGCATCTTGTATGTCTCTACGGGGAGGCCCTTTTTTCCTTAAGGATATCCCCCATGCAACTAGCCCATATGTCGCGCCTTGAGGCAGTCAACGAGATCCTCTGGACCATCGGGGAAGCTGCGGTTCAGACGATCACCGCCGGGCTCACCGACGCAGCCAAGGCGGCCGCTATTCTCGACCTGGTCAGCCGTGAGGTCCAGATGATTGGATGGCACGCCAACACAGAGAAGGCGGTTGCCCTGACGCGCAATGCCAGCAACGAGTTTGTGATTGCGGTGGACATCCTCAGCGTCGACACGTCCACCACGGTCCCTTATGGTCGTACAGCGACCTACCGGCCCTCCTCACATCTGGATGTGGCGCTGCGACAGACCGAGGACGGCACTGGCTACCGCTTGTACGACAAGGCGAACAACACGGTTACATGGGATAACCTTGACACCATCACCGTGGACCTGGTCCGGTTGCTGGACTTCGCAGCTCTGCCCCCGGCGCTCCAAACGTACATCTGGACCAAGGCGGCTCGCCGGTTCCAGAAGGGGGCCATGGGGTCACAGGTACTCCATAACATCTCCCGCGAAGAGGAGTACGAGGCTATGATAAACGCCATTCAGGCTGACGAAGCCGCTGACGACTTTAGCTTCTTCCGGTCTAACACCCACCTCCGTAACGCTACCCAGCGCTACAGCCCGTTCTCCACTAGCTAAGAGGCCCCTACATGGCGAAGCTGATTGAGCAGAAGATCCCCACGCTATTCGGGGGCGTAAGTCGGCAGCCGACGCCCGTAAGGCAGCACAATCAGCTTGAGGTTGTGACTAACGCCCTCCCGAGTGTGGTGACGGGCGGTTTCGAAAAGCGTCCCGGCTCGCAGCTTATCTCCAAGCTCGCCTTTGTGGACGCTGACAGTGAATACTACGTGCATCCTATTGACCGGGACGAGACAGAGCAGACCTTCGTCCTCTTTAGCAACGGGGTGATCCAGGCGGTCAACGCGATCACAGGTGCCGAGATCACTGTGAACATCGGGGACAGCACGCGCTACTTCCTGACTGAGCAGGTAGACCTAGATAACACGGGGATCGTTCAGATTGACGCCGCCGACATGGAGATCCCGATTGACTTCTCGGTATCCGAGACGGAGTTGGACTGGGAGTGGAAGTCCTCGGATGCCACCACCCTGCGCTTCAAGGTTGAGGGTAGCGCCGATGGCGTGGCCTGGAACGATCTGGAGACGGGTATCGGCGGGGCCGCGTCAGGCTCTTTCACCACCACGATTGACGCAGTCGCTACCGGGGACCACAACTTCCTACGCGTCTCTGTGACCACCGGGGCAGCTGCTGACACGTCGACGCTGACCCTGAAGGCCACCTTCATGGATATGACATATCTCCTGGGGGCGGCTGTCGAGGATATCCGAGCTACCTCCGTGGCCGACAACACGTTTGTCGTTAACCGGCAGGTCGTCACTAAGATGGCAGAGGTACTGACTGGGACTGTGACAGGCACCAAGCAGTCATTCACCAACCTCCCCGGCCCGACAGGAACCGGAAACATCTGGCGCGTCCGGGGGACGGCAGTCGACGGCTTCGGCTCCTACTACGCCATTGACGACACCGTCACGAGTACCTGGAAAGAGACAGCGGACCCCACCGCGCATAACATCTTTGACGCGGGGACGATGCCACACCGCCTGATCCGTGAGTCTGACGGCACCTTTACGTTTAAGGCCGCCCCCTGGAACGCACGCAACGCCGGGGACGAAGACCTAGCGCCCGCCCCGTCCTTTATTGGCCGGGTCATCCAGGATGTCACGTTCTTTCGGGGGCGGCTGGCGCTTCTGTCAGATGAAAATGTCATCACGTCTCAGACGTCTGACGTGTTCAATCTCTGGCCTGAGAAGTCAGTCGAAGTGCTGGCGACAGATCCCGTGGACCGGGCAGCCACCACCAACGACGTCAACATTCTGAAAGCCGGCCTTACGTTTCGCAAGATCCTGTTCTGTACCTCGGCCCGCGCGCAGTTCGAGCTAACCAGCCTGGGGGCCTTCACCCCTGAGTCTGCGGAGTTTGACCAAGCGACCACCTACACCTCGTCACCCCTGGCGCGTCCTGCGTCGATGGGTGATGTCTTGTATTTCGGCTCCGCAGCGCAGAGCAACGCCATCCTGTATGAGTATTATTTCAACGACGCCACCTTGTCCAACACGGCGTCTGACGTCACGAAGCACGTCTTGGGGTACATCCCTACGGACATCCTGAAGATTGAGACTGACGCTACCACGTCCACCGTGTTCGTCCTGACGACAGGAGCACAGAACTGTGTCTTCTGCTACCGGACCTTCTTCGACGGGAACGCAAAGCTTCAAAGTGCATGGGGCAAATACACCTTCGGAGACACTGAGTCCGACGCCTTCGTACATGGGATGGCTGTCTTTTCCGGGTTCCTTGTGGTCCTGATTGAGCGCGACGACGGGGACATCTATCTGGAGCAGCTTCCTATTGAGCGAGAGACGCAGGACGCCACCATGGGCTACACGCCATTCCTGGATCAACGGGAGGTCTTGACAGGTTCCTACGACGCGGGGACGAACAAGACCACATGGACTACCGCGTATGCCCACGACG